ACTGATGTAGCATGTATTGCTGTAGCTGATACTTGTGTAGCTGTCATAACGCTAGTAGATACTTTAGTAGCATTAAGAACACTAGTAGATACTGATGTGGCAGTAAGACTATTAGCTGTAAAAGAACTTACTGATGTTGGAAATGCAGTTTGAAATACATTAGTTCCATCAGTTGCTACCATTACATTAGAACCTTGCTGTATTGTAATGGCTGTATTACCTGCAGTTTTAACTTTAAGAGCAAATGATCCAGATGTGTTGTTTCTTAGATAATACATCTTATTAACAGAAGGAATAATAATAGAAGTTTCTGCGGCAAGTGTACCGTCAAAAGATAAAATGGCTTTACGTGATTGGTCTGTAGCACCATTAACCTGAGAAAGTGTTAAAGGCGTTGTTCCACTAACAGAGACTATTTGATATGCTGCAACCGCTTGATCAACTAGATCAATAACATTTGCATTGAGTATCGTTCCCCAAGAGTTAGGATTTTCTCCATCTCCTTGTTTCTCTAGTCTAATGTTTGTTGTAAATGTACTCGCCATTTTAAACTCCTAAGTGTGCTGTAGTCATAAACAAGATATATCCTGTTTCTTCTAAACTTGTTTTAATTTTATAAGCTATTGCTTCTATCCCATAAATAACTTTAAATATATATACATCTTCAATAACTAGCCCTATTAATTCTTCAGAATGTACGAAACATCTTTCTGATTTAGCCAGGTTAAAAAACATAAGGTCTGCTTCTTCTTTTGATACTTCTAATGCCTGACCAATTCTTAATATTGCATCCTCATCTTCACAAAAACTTCTGTACATTATAAAATCTTCAGGTATAGGATTTTGTAAATGTTCTGCTTTTACAGGAAGAGACAAAAGAAAAACCTGTAAATAAAATATTGTAAAAACTATAATATATTTTAACATTAATTTAAAAACCTTAAAAGATAACTATATTACTTTTTAATTTTGAAACTGTATATCACTAATATTTGCTTTATCTACTGTAAATCCAGATACACAAAAACGCAAACTCTCTGACACTCCTGTCCATTCATATTTTTCCGAACCAGCAACAAAAAGTTTTAAACTAGTACCAATACGCTGCCATTTAAATGTGTCATCTGTCGCAAATGTTTGCGTTGATCCTTTAGAAGTGCCTCCCTCAAATGGTTGAAAGCTAAGTGGTGTAGCACCTATACTTCCTCTAGTATCAAACCAAAAACTGTTGGTCATACTATTAAGATTCTGCCTATAGACTGTAGATGACCACGTAGCATCTTCGGTTATATCATAAAAGCCGTAGCTTGAATCTGTGTTCCCACCCATATCTCCAACCTGAGTATATTGCCAAACAAAATCACCATCTAAAACTGGTGCTGAGTTTTTAATACGAATATTGTTAAAAGTACCTCCAGGCGCACCTGATTTAACTACATCGTTACCTGAAAGTGTGTATTTACCAGTATCACCATCCCACATGGAATCAGTAATATCAGTAAGTGGACTAAGACCACCAGAAGTACCAGAACCAAAACCAATTAAACTTGTTGTTCTTAACATTTAAAAATTATCTCGTAACATCTTTTGAAATGCAGCAACATCAAGTTCATCTTTACTTTCTAGTTTACGAATACGATTTTCTTGATCATGCGCTAATTTAAATAAAACAGTTTCAGGAGGAGAATATTGAGCATCTTTATTTGCTGCAATTTCAGAATCACTTAAAGCTACTGTTTCCCAATCTTCTACACGTTTACTTGAAGAAGGTACATCAACAGATAAATCTGATAAATCTGGTTGAACAATTGTTTTATTTAATTTATGTGTTATAGAATTATATTCTGGAGCATCTTTTTTTTCTAATTCAATCCACACAGACGGCTTATTAAAAATACGATTCAAACTATCTTCAGTACGCATTTTTAAAATATTGCCGGTTTTCCGATCAATTTTTACCCAGCTAGTCATTATGTATCTTCTCCTGCATCAATCGTATAGAATATTTGAATACCTAAAAGTATAGCATCTTCAGTCATAGTATCAGCACTTACATCTCGTTGTACACGGAAAAAAGTAAGAGTATCCGCTGCTGCAGAGGCTATTGTAACAGCACCACTTTCTGCACTAATACTAATATCTTCTACTGCACTAGCTATAGTTTCTGTTATCACTACGGCAGTTCCGAATGCTACGTCTATTGTTGAATCGTCTGCTACACCAACTCCTTGTAAACCCCAGGCTACAGTATCACTTCCAAAAGATGCATTTGAATCTATTACTGTACTCAACGCTCTAAACGTAATAGTACCTTCGTTCCAACCCTTTGGAAAACCAACAGAAAATTGACAAAACTCATCAGAAGAACCATCAAATGCTAGACCCATTATATCAGGCCGTCCCGATGTTGTTACTGTATCTGACATAGCGGCAGACCCGTTTGTCTTTTCAGGCCGCATAGCATTGGCTGGCACCCATAGAGTTTGTTTACCAATCACACCACCTTTTGCACTAAGTAAATTACCAGTAGCACTTGTAAATGCTGTTAATGCTACTGGATCAGTTGCTCCATCACCAACAATAATAGCTCCTGAACCAAGCGCACTCATTGCTGTAATGGCTGAAGTTCCGCTTCCTAAAAGCACTCCTCCATCTGTAAAACTCGTTGCTCCCGTACCACCATTTGCAACTGTTCCAACACCTAGATTTGTTCTAGCAGTACCAGCATTAGCTAAATCTGAAAGATTATTTGCTTTTAGTAGAACAGCAGAATTTATAGATGTTATGGCTGCTTTGTTAACACTTGTTAAGACACTAACTGCAGCAATATTAGTATTACTATTTCCTATGCTTGTAGCTAAAGCTGAAGAAGTATTAGCTACTCTTGTATTTACAGATGTTATAGCTGCTAAGTTAACACTTGTTAATGCACTAACAGCAGTAATTTTTGTATTTACTGAAGTAATAGCTGCAGCATTAACACTTGTTAAGGCGCTAACAGCAGCTAGAGCAGAAGCACTAGGAACTGCAGCACCACCTATAAATACATTAGTAGATGCAAATAAATTAGCTGCAGAAACATTACCACTAAACTCTGCTGCAGTACCACTAACTTTGCCTGTGAAAGATGCTCCACTTACTACAGTAAGCTGGTTAGCTGTAAAGGCTGCGACTGACGTAGCGGCAGATGCTTCAACGCCTGTTAAGTTTGATCCGTCACCAAAATAAGATGCTGCAGTTACATTGCCACTAAATGTAGCACCAACACCAGAAAATGTAGAAGCAGACACTGCTCCTGTCATAGCAAGAGTTGTACCACTAACTTTACCTGTAAATATACCTGTTGCACCAGCGAATGTTGCTGCCGATACTATACCGCTAAACTCTGCGGTTGTTCCACTAACTTTACCTGTAAATGCTGCACCATTCACAACAGTAAGCTGATTAACAGTAAATGCTGGAACTGATGTAGGAATAGATGCTGCAACACCTGTTAGATTAGAACCATCACCAAAATAAGTTGATGCTGATACATGCCCCAGTATAGTTAAAGCATTACCAGTTATATTTCCTGATGCGCTAAGAGCAGCACCAACGGTTAGTTTACCTGTTGTCTCAACTTCAGAGTTACTTATTTTTAAAGCAGAGTTTGTCCCTTCACCATCTGAAACAAACCGTACAGTTGAATCAACTCCGTCATTACTATTACTTACTTGAAGTAAATCTTTATAAGTGTTTGATATAAGTTTGCCAGTGAGTGTTGCCATTATATTAGATTCCAAAATTTATCTGTGTCTTCCCATTTAGTATTGGCGTTTTGCCATTCAAGATTTCTATCTGAGTTAGACGGTGGACGGGGATTACGAATATTTGTATCATCTCTTACATCAGGTGCTTTATTCTGTGGATGGTTTTTTAGATCATATGCTCCATCAAAGTCAGTAGGACAAACAAGTAAACCATAACTGTTAAGTTTCATTACCCTATGTGGGTAGACAAAACCACACATATCACATACAGCTTTGGCATTCTTATTACTCGCCATTATTATACCCTATTTATTCTAGGTAAAAAATAAGCACTTGCTCTTTCTCTATCTTCATTCATAGCATTCGTAAGACGTTCTTCATACTCTGCTTTGAGAAGACCGATACGACCTACATCTATACCTGGACGTTTCATAGCCATGTAGTAAGCTAACCCTGTAGTTAGACAAGGCAAAAACCTACGAGATATGTCTGCATTCTGACCAGCAGATTTTGTTACATCTTCTGTATATTTAACCTGTTCTAGTTTTAAAATGTCTGTAGTATTCTCTGGGATAGGCCAAAGGAATAAAACAGGATTACCTCTTTCTCTACGAATAGCGTATTGGTTAGGTCTTCCTGTTTGACTTTTACGAGGAATTTTTAAATACTCTTCCATCGTAATACGTTCGAGTTGAAGATCAACATTGTCTCGTCTAACAACTGCTTCAGTAATATCAATGGTACTTGATGTTAAAGCATACGATGTTACACTAGTAGATACTGAAATAGCAGTTGTACCAGCAGTCCAAAGGAGAATACCACGGTTCTGCCAATCTTGGAGAAGAAGATTAATTGACCTACGAGCAGATTTAGGTTCATGTCCTAGTGTCTGCTCACCACCAATCATCTCCGTTGCTTCTTGAATAACTTCATCAATGTCCATTGAGAAGTCGTATGTTCCGCTAGTAGCCATTTAGTTATTCCTAGTCTTTGTATTCTATGATTTTACCTGGATCATAGTCCACCACAACATCCTGTTCTTTGGCTTTAATCTGTGGACCTTTGCGTGCAGCGCCGTATCCTTGACCAGTAGGACGACCTGTCATCTTATCTATATCTTCTGCAGTACGAGGATTACGAATATAATTATAAGTATATTCTTTTATTCCCTCTGGATTATTTGACATCTTTATCTCCTTTTAGACTTACCATTCCTATTTGTTTTTAAAGCAATTGATCTAATAAGCTTATTTCTTTTTTTCTTTTTAGACGGTGCTTTAAGAATTTGTTGGCTTATCTTTGATCTATTTATTGCCACTCTACATGTCACAATTAGTAAAGACGATTATGAGATGCTTTGCTGCTTTTCTTCATAGCACCACCTTTTGAACGATTCTTAGTTGTTTTCATTGCTCCACCTTTAGACATGTACTTAGTATTCTTCATAGCACCGCCTTTAGACATATATTTACTTTTCTTCATCATTGTCTTTATTTCCTTTTTGATATAAATTATTAAAAGTTAAATAAGGATTCATATAACTATCGTGTATTTCTGCTGAATGAACATACTGACTTGGTGCAAAACTTGGTGCGCCTTCACCAGTTACCCATAAAGCAGGATTAGTTACTCTTACTCTATTGTTTGGTAGTGCTACAATATTACCAGTGTATTCTCCTGCATCAATTAATTCTAAAACATGTGACTGTTTATGTTGTGCAGGATCATCTGATATAGAACTATCTGTATAATCTACCGTAAATAAATATCTCCCA